TGTTGGATTAGCCACTTGACCCAGCACTTTTAACATCTCTTTTTTCTTTACCTTATCTGGCAACTTCTTTATTTTTGCTTGCAACTGCTCAAAGCCTTGCATTTGAAACAAATCTTTTGGCATTCTATGTTTTTAAAAACTTTTCTAAATCTGCTATTACTGAAACACCTGCAATACGTGCTATTTCTTTCGGCTTTTTTGTACCAGATACTTTTATAAAAGTAGGCACTACATTCACCTTTAATTTATCTTTTAAAGCATCTTTTTTTGAGCAAATAATAACATCTATATTTACATTTTCAAACTCTTTTTTATTAACTAAAGAAGTCAATACTTGATCAACTTTATTACAAAAACTGTTGTTTTTTATTTTAAAATATAGTATCTTCATTGCTATTCTCTTTTAGTTGTTTTTAGTTTTAAAAATTCTTTTCTACCTATTAACTCTACGCTGTAGATTTGATAATCACCATCTTCATCACGCACAAACATTTCTTCACCTTTTAAATGCACTTGAGGTACATATCTAATTGTATATATTCTCTTTTGGAAATAAAAAACCTTTTCATCTTCACTTTCAGAACCTCCATTATCTTCTCTTTTCGATTGGATTTCTCCAATTTCAACAGGTTCTTTTGTAGTTTCACCTGTAGAAGTTTTTAAATTTGGATCTATGTGAAAAATCACTACTTTATGACTTAATTCACCTATGAATGGTTTTTTAGTCATTAGTTCCAAACTTTAAACGCACGCAGTATATTATGACTTGCTAATGTCTTACCTTGCACTGTATCTTCTCTAAACTCGTACAATCTACTAATGATTAGTTTGATTGCGGCAATTATACTCTTAGGGCAATTATCCGCTGTATAACCAACTTGCAGAATAGTTGTAACTGGAGTTGTTTTTATAACACTTAAAGCACCTAAGTTAGCTTCTACATATTCTATGCGCTGTTCTGTTTTTGATAGATTACGTAAATAAAAATCTGTATCTGCTACTAAAGTTTGAATTGCGCCATTATCCAACTCTGTTTTTATACTCACTATACTACTAATAGGCGTGTACGCCTCTTTAATTTCACTCACAAAATCACCAGACTTTATTTCTAAAGTGCGTTGCGCAATCATTCTACCTATATAGTTTTCGGCTATTTCAGTAGCTTGATCTATAAAGGCAAGTATTTCATTATCTTCGTGCGTTACAATTGGATCTATACGCAATTGTTTTTTAGCATCTTCTAACGAAATTACTGGCGTTGGTGCGGTTGTTATGGTGTAGTATTGTGGCATTTTTATTTTGCGTACTTAGCTTCAATTAATTCCTTTGCTAATGCGATAGGATAATCTACTTTTTCACCAACATTTGCCGATAGTTTAAATTTACCTGCAACTGGTAATAAAATAGTTACTTTTTTTGTTTTACCTTTTAGTTTAGCATCCGCTTTTTCTTTTGCGATACGTTCAGCTTCTGCTTTAGCATCGGCATCAACTTTTTTACTTGATGCAGTTTCAACATCAGCTTTTTCTAATTGCTTTATTTCTTTAACTTCTGCTGTGGTTAAATCTCTTTTTTCTGCTTTTGCAGTATCTACTATTTTTTGAATTTTTTCTTTTGACATTTTATTTTTGCTTTATGTTCTCGAACTGATATTAATCCTATTAAAGAAAAAAGACTGGTTAGTTTAAAAAACCAGCCTTTTAACTAACTAACTAACTTATAAAAAAAATCTTTATACGGTAAAGTTCTTACGAATTGCAAATGCTTTTTCGTTAGCTACTGCTACATCTACATAAACATTAAAAACAATTCTCACTTTACCACTTGAAGCTTTTGTGTAAGGATCAACTATAAATGAAACTCCACCCCATCTTCCTACTTTTAATTGTGACCAATCACCAAAAATAATTGGGTGACTTGCGCCAGCATCTAAAGTATCGGCTAAAGTGGTTGCTAAATAAGCTTGACCGCTTACTTTGTTATTTTGCGCTACAAATACACCTGAACCAGCATCTACTTTTGTAGTTTCTAATTTACCTAACATTTCAGGATCCATTACATATGCTAATGTGTCTTCAGTAGAATTAGCGCTTTGTATTAAAGTTCTTAAACCTACTAAATCAGCGTGCTCTGGAGCTGCTGCTGGACCTGATTGAACATTTGAAGTAATCAAAGTATATAATCCAGTTGGAGCATTACCGCCAGCACCATTTAATGCTGCACGTGTAATTGCCACATCTATTGCATTATTAATCTGATCCATAATATAAGTATCTACACTAAAACCAGATTGTTTTAATAATTTATGCGAAATATCTACAACACCTGCTGCTCTTTTTGGCTTAAGTATTGGTCCATCAATATTTACATCAGTTGCAGTAACTGTTTCTGTTTCACCTACAAATCCAAAAGTAAAAGCATCGTTTGTTGGCAACGGAACATCACCTACTAAACCTTCTAATACATCTGCACCTAATGCTTCAACTCTTAAAGTTGGTTGCAATGGTTTTTGCATTTGTGGAATAGACGCTACTAGTTTACCACCTTTTTCACCAGAATTACCACCAACAGTTTGTGCACGCATCATTGAAGATGGAATTGCAACTACATTACCTTCTGGTAAATCAATACCTGAATTACGTAATTCTTTCATAGCTTCTTCACGAACTTCTTTTTGACGAGCGTTTAAACCACGATTATCAATCAAAGCATTAATTGCCTCAGAAACCGAGAAACGCTCTTGTGGTTTATTTTCTTCTACAATTGGATCTACGGCAACACCTTTTGCAGCAGCAATACGTAATTCTGCTTTTTCTTCGTTTTCTGCATTACGAATTTGAGCGTCTAAATCGTCTATTTCGTTTGTTAATCTGTTGAATGCCTCTTGTTCATCCGTTGAGAAATTTCTTTCTTCGGTTGGTTTTGCATTTCTTGCATTAATCATTGTTTCTTGAGCAGTTAATTTTTCAGCTCTTTTTTCTTTTAATTGTTTACTTTTCATTTGTACTATTTTTTAATTTTATTTAATTGATATTGAGCGTCAAAAACATCGAATGCTCTTTTATTTTTATCTACTTGCGTAGGTTTTTTTACTTCTATATTAGCAATGTGTGCATCAAATGCACGCTTGCCGATACTTGTATCTTGATATGCTGGATAAGTTACTGGCGATACATCATACAATTGACCTACTTTTTTTATTTGCCTGATAGAAACTTCATCTTCTCTATCTATCCATATTACTTCTTCGGCTGTAAAAGCAAATGAAGATTGTGAAATATCACCTGTTGCTATTTCATCTTCTAAATCTCTACCAACTGATCTATTAGGTATTGAAAATGTGTATTTCAATCCGATTTCATCAACTTCTAATTTTAAAGTACCTTTACCATTATTAGACCTTGCCAACACTAAATTAGCATCGTGATTTTTAAGACATCTTACGTCATCTAACAAAACATCATCAAATGCACCTGGTAATATTTCTTCTTCAAACCAAGAACCTATTTTTGTACGCTTATTGAATTTTGCTGCATAACCTGTTACAATTGTTACTTCATTTTCATCATCACCTTCTGCACGTTTTTGAATTGTTACAGGGTTTGGCGTAAAACGCCTTTCGACATCTACAAATTGATTTATATAATCTTCATTCTTTGACATTATGCTGATTTTATTTGTTCGTTTATTAAGTTTAATTTTGCGGTAATTTGCTCCATCAATTGCGCATTTACTGGTGTTAATGGTTGTGATAAACCATCTAAGCCGTTTAAATCTAATAAAGCACGTACTTCATTACGTGTCATTACTCCGTTAAAAATCATTTTAGAGAAGTATTCTGCTTGCGACTTTATATCCGCACGCATTAGAATATTCATATTGAATTTAACAAAGTGATCTGATTTTTCTTTTTCGGTAAAAAGCTTTGCGTTATATTCTTGTTCAAACTTAGTTACCCAAGGTAATACACTATCTTGATTGTGAATTATTTCACCTATTTCTGTAATAGAATGATTACTATCTGATATTAATTTTAGTTTATGTGGCGGAATATTTAACCATCTTGCAACTTCGGAAACTCCGTGTTTTGATGTTAGTAAAAATTGCGCTTCGGCTGCTGTTATCTGTATTGGATGAAAAGACATACCTTCATCTAATACTGGTACTGACCAAAGTTTGCTTGCTGATAATATATCTGAAAACCCTTTTGATAATCTTTCTTTAGCCGGACTATCTAAAGAGTTATCCGATTTTATAAAACCCGAACCTAAACCTTTTGAGTTGTAATATTCACTTGAATAATCTTGCGCTGCTAATGCAACACCTAAAGATCTTGCTGCGTGCTGTATCACACTTATACCTGTAATACCATTGTAACTAAAACCAGGAATATGTAGAATGTCGTCACTTGGATAAGTAACACTTTTGTCT